GAATTCTATTCTGACTATAAAAATGTTCAAATCATGATGAATAGTCAAGTTTATATTAATGTATACACAAATGCTGAAGGAACTGTATTTGCATTAGATAGTAATGGCAATCCTATAAATAATCGTTTGATACAATACACAATGTATACAAATCCATATTATCATCCATATAATGGTAATGTAGATGGGGTGTTCAAAATAAAATTCGTGGATGGTGGTGTATTTGAAAAAAAAGATGCGGTTGACGCGGTTAATACAGTATATTGGTACTCTTTTTCAGCAATTGTTCCAAGGGTTGTTAAACCTCTTACATAGTTTCGTAGTCTCAATATTGGAGTTTTGAACCTATTGATTTATAATAAAATCCATTATATGGTATGTTTTTATCCAGCGTTTTTGCTAATGTTTTATCGCTAATACATAATTTTCTTATACAATCATATTTACACGCAAATTCTCTTAGTAAATTGTTTTGTTCGTCATATTGCCCTACACCATCTCTATATAGGAACGGTTCTCCGTTTTCTTTGATAAAGTGTTGTTTTAATTCATTATCGCAAGTGTCATATAATAAATAATAATGATTATTTGTTATGGTTCCATTTTTGACTGGGTTATCTAATGATGATGTGGATGGATAATTATTTTGTATTGCTGCGGTTTTTCTATCGATATAAATATTTAATATTTTGGTTTTGTCGCTGTTTAATTTTGCTATATAACCCAGATTTTGTGATTTTGTTTTTTTCGTCGGTTTTATATTTACGATATTTGGGTCTAATTCTCTGTCCACATACATCCAGCGAAATCCTTTGTATATTGTATTTTCTTCAATTGCTTTATGAATGCTTGGGCGTTTTATTGAATTGTCTTCTTTCATACACTCTGAAACTGTTTCATATACTTTTATTAGTTGTAATGTTTCTGGATTTATTTTTTGTAATCTTGGGCCGATTGTTGGCAATGGTTGGCCAAAATTAGTTGTTGTTCGTGTGTGTGATGAATTTAGTTTTTCTAATATCTCTTTATTCGTTTTTTCCAAATTAGTTATTTTTTGTAATAACATTGTTTGGTTTTCTGATAGTTGTTTTATTATATTTTTATCGTGTAAAATTTCATTTTGATGTTGTTTTGATACTATATTTTTTATAGTTTCAATGTCGTTACGTAGACTTTGATAATCAATATCATTAAATCGATTGATGTTATTTTTAATGATATTTAATATCATTTTGTATGTCAAATTTTTACCTACAAGGAATAATTCATTTTCGTTCTCATGTCCTTGTAAATCATTGACTTGATTTATACAAATATCTTTATGATGATGTAAAAAATTTTCGAAATCTTTACTTCGATTTACCATAAAACAATCTAATAATAATACTTCTTCGTATTTTGTTTTATGTTCATTGTATCTTGCTTCGACGCCTCTTCTACTTTCACCGATTTTGATTACATATTCTCCAGTTTCATAGGATTTTACTTTTATTATATATACCAATGAACCAGCATGTCCAAATTCTCTTAATAAAAGATTTTGTTTTTCTAATGCTTTTTCTTGGATTAATTTTTCTTCGTATTCTTTTTTGACTTTTGTTTCAGTTTGGCTCATTTCATTTTTAATTTGATTTAGTTGTTGCTTTAATTCTTCACTTTCTTCATTGACAACTTCATGTAAAGTTTCTTCTAATTTTATGTAATAATCGTGTATCTCATTTGCCTTTTTTGTTTCTGCTTTTAAACAAAACTTTTTAAAAGTATTTATATTTAACATAAATGTTTCTTTATTATGACCACCTTTTATTTGCTTTGCCAATTGGCAAAGCGATAATTTATAATCTCTATTTTTTGTAAAATTTTTTTCTAATACACGTTTAGCATTGACCTTTTGACTAAATCCCAACCATTTCCATACATTGTCTAAATCAATTACGAAATCCTTATTTGCGTCATAATTTAAATAACTATAAAAACTTGTTACAAACAATTGTTGTTCATAATTACTAAAATTATTTTTCATTTTATCAATCAATTTTGATTGATAATTACCATTCAACTTGGTAATAGGGTTGCTTTCAATCAGATTTACGATGTCCATTGTTGTCATTTTATTGACGTAATTTATGTATTGTTATTTCTTTATATTATTTTCTTCATAACTTTTTAATTTAGAAAGCAAAAACCAATAAAATTTATTGAAGTCATCCATACTATGAACACCAATTGAATATTTTTTATATAATTATATACTCACCTTCATACTTTTCTTTTATTTTTTCATTGAAAATTTTGAGTTGTTCATCAATATCGTATTCATCTGGCAATACCATTTTTAAATTTTTTGATATTCCACCAACGCGTTTATCATAACATAATTGTTGTTTGTTTCTGGAAGAATTGATAGATACATACTTAGGCAATTTGCTTTCCAATTTTTCTGGGTATATATCATTATCCAAATCATCTACTACCTTGTTTGCTTGTTGTAGTTTTTCCATTATTGATACTTTTTCAGATTTTGTTGTTTCCCAATTTTTTTTCAATTTGGGGTGATTTTCTACACGAAAATAATGTCTGCTTAAATTCTTTTCTTTGTTATATACATTGTAATAGTATACAACATGTTTACGTAACATAGATTGGTCAATGCCGTCTGGTAATGGTCTTGCGTTTTTTTGGCGTTCTCTTTTAGTTCCATTCATTATGCCTTTTGAATTTTGTTCTTGTTCCGTTCTTGTTGCTACACGTAAATTGTCATATGTATTATTTAATGGGTTTCTGTCAATATGGTCAATGCTAATATTAGTTGTTCCTTTTCCATTACCATGACATCCTGTTATAATTTGATGAATGTATAATAAATATCCATCATTTTTTGGTATATGAGTTACAATATATCCATTTTTTTGTAAATAAAAGGTAAGTTTTTCACCAAGTTGTTTTTCAAAATCCAAAATTTTTTGATATGATTTTTCACATAATTTAATAATTGTATCTTTTTCACAATACATTAATATTATTTTTTCATCATTTTCTTCTACAATCCATAAAGGATTTTTCATTTGATTTGCGGAATTGCCAAGTGAGTTTGTATGTCCTGGTATATATTTGTTTATTTTATAATTTTTTTGAATTTCGTTATGATATTTATGATATGGAACTATATTACATTTTCGTAAATCATATTTGTTATTATTAAGAAATATATAATCAATATTTTTCATATCAAATTCATATAAAAATTCTATTAAAAAATATTTTTTATAGTTAGCATTATAATATGGATAATCAGCATTTTCATCATAAATGAAATTTTTTTTGAAATTCAATATTGTCATCAAGTCATGGCAATCTACATAATATTTTCTATCATTGTATGTAATGGTATTACAGTTCAATTCATCATCAAATGCGTAAATAGGTAAGTATTGGTTTGGGTTTAACATAATAAATGTTATATTTATTTATAACATTTATTCTTTATATTGGTTTTTAATTAAATAACTTTTTGGTTTAATTAGATTAATTACTGTATGCTACGCCAGCCATGCCACTCATGACACGAAGGACGTTGTAGTTAACAGCATAGACACGGACTTTGGCAGTGTTTGTACTGGCAACGGCACCAGATGAAAGGACAAGTTGAAGAACTGCGTTATCAATTCTGGAGAAGTTGCATGAACCTGAAGGTTGGTGTTCTTCTGGTCTTAGGGCAAATGAGTATACGTTAATACCAGCATCAGGTGCGCGGGTGTGGTGTTGGAAAGGTTGTACAACATCGAAGTATGAGCCTTCACGTTCAGAGAAGCGGTCTTGGCCGTTAAGTTGTAATTTGGCAGTTACAACTGGATTTTCACCCCAGCAGTGCATGTCAAGGGCAGTTTCGGCAAGGACGAATGTTCCTGCATCAGAAAGAGCACTGAGGTTTCCTTCACCACCAAGTGGTGTGCCAGTAGCTCCCCAATCACCAGCGTTAGTAGCATCAGCAGCACCAGGCATTTGGAAAAGTCCAGATGCGTTGATGAAAGCATTTGTGCCAGATGTTTCAGCTGGGCCACCGAAAGCATGGATAGCATTTGGTAGAGCATCAATGGCATCAGTGTAGTTGAATGGTTGGGCACCAAGTGTTCTGTAAAGGACTGAACCACCTTCAAGGGATGAGCAGTAGTCAACGTTGACATCAGGTTGAACAACCCAGATTAGTTCTTTACATGGGTGGTTGAAGTTAAGTTTTATCTTGTTCGATGAGGATCCTACGGATTCATCGCCTGTAAATTGAAGTTGTTCGATAAGATATTCATGGGGGTTTTGGGCCATTTTTCTGCGTTCATCAGTATCAAGGAAGATGTAATCAACGTAAAGGGAAGCAGCAACAAGGGATTGTTGGTAAGCAGAAGTGACGGATTGAGTTCCGGATGTGGCAGAAAGGTTTTTAACTGCCCATAAGCATTCTCCAATTGGTCTGAAATCAATGTTGATTTTGACTTCGTGGTATTGAAGAGCAATAAGTGGAAGAGCAAGTCCAGGGTTTCTGCAGAACCAGAAAAGAAGAGGAACGTAAAGAGTTGTTTCTGGAAGAGCATTACGAGGAGCGCAAACTTGAGCAGGTCCACCAGCAGCGGCACAAGGTCCAGCAACTGCGGCGAATGCAGGGTCAGTGATGTAGGTAAGTTGTGTGGTGTTACCAATCATTTTGAAGTATCCACGTTGTTGTTCAGATGAAAGTGTAACTTGGTTCCAGATGTGCATCCAGTCACCATATTGACGGTCAATTCTTTGACCTCCAATTTCAACTTCAACTTGGGCAACAAGTTGTTCACCAATGTAGTCTAACCAACGAGCATAGACACCAGGGTCTGCTTGTGCTTTCATGTCTTGGTTGATTTCAGGAAGAGTGACTTGTAAGTATGTTCTGTATGCAAGGTCACCATTTCTTGAGATTGTGCATGTAACACGACGTCCGAAATCGGCTTGTCCTGAGAATGTTTGTTCAATGGATTCCATTGCGAAGTTTGTATGTCTTCTGTATGATACTTTCCAGAATGTAATTTCTGGTGTTCCTGTAAGGAAAACGTCTTGTGCGCCGTAGGCGACTAATTGCATTAAAGCTCCTCCCATGCAGCGGATTTATTATATACTATACAGAGAAAATAAATTCTGTGGAAATTGCTAAATAAAAATAAAAATGAAAAATTGTTCAAAAATACCTACATAAAATAAAATTTAATTTTTTATAATTTTATTTATTCACTATATAAATGTAATACTGTTTTTATATTATTTTTATAATAATTTATTCAAAATTGTCATAATATAAATGAATAATTTCGATTGTTTTATCACTTACATTTGTCGTCCAATACATAATTTGATTTTTTAATGTATCTAAACGATTATTCCAGTTAATATTGCTTTCTTTATTGATTATATAAATTCCATTTTTATTGGCTTTCCAACAAGATTTTATTATTTCATTATTTTTGTTAATGTATGAATCTGGATTGAAACGAATAAATATCAATGGACTATGTCCAATATCTTTTGATATTTCCATTAATCGTTTATTTTCACAAATACAATCATAATTATTGTGTTGGTTTTCATCTATTTCTATAATAACAACTTGATATCCCAAATCTAATAATAGGTCTGGGCGTCGTTTAGAACAGCCATCTTGTATTTTTTTATCAGTTATCCAAGTAAAATCTGAAAAATTTTTCAAAATAAATTCTACAACTGTTCTTTCTTTCGTTTTATAATTTCGAGATACTTGTTTGTCAGGAAATAAATGTATAAAACAAAATAAACAATATCCTTCATACTTTTTTGTACAAATATTTATATCACACCATTCAGATAAACATTTTTTACTAACAACATCCACCATTTCATCATATCTATGAGACATACAAAATCTACCCTTTTTTTCTTTATGAAAATTATAAAGAGGTCTTAGATTACAATTATCAAATTCACATCTATAATGCTTTACATCTATCATTTCATCCATTTTGTGTTCAACACAATAAACAGGTTTATCTTCTCCGTCATAATTATAAGACGGACTTTTATAACATCCAGTTTCTTGACATTTTTTATGTTTTCCATCTACCATACCTTCCAATTTATGATTAGAACAAAAGCGACAATGACTATCATTTTCAAATTTATAAGAAGGAGATATATTACAACCTTCATATTCGCACCTACTATGTTTGACATCAACCATATTTTCTAACTTATGAAGTGAACAAAAACGTCCACCTACTTTACCTTCATAATTATATTGTGCGATAACATTACAACCATTATTTTCACATCGTTTACTAGTTATATTTACCATATCATCTAATTTATGTTCAGAACAATATAATCCTACTGTTTCACCAATATAATTATAAATAGGAATAGAATAACATTTCAACCCATTAGAACCTTTACATTTTTTACCACACAAATTAATCATACCGTTCGAATAATGTAGACTACAATATTTCGGCTTTTCACCAAAAAAATTATACATCGCTCTTTTTCCAATACATCCCTCAAATTCACAATGCTTATTCACTACATTTATCATATCAGGTTGTTTATGAACTGAACAAAAACGACCTTTTTTCTCTCCTAAAAAATTAAATATTGCTGTTTTTGTTAAACAAATTTCACACTTTACCATATTATGTAATACAATATTATATTACGTAATATCTTTATTACCATTTTCGTAATAAAGATATTTTTATTATAGAAATGATTATATTTTTACAAATATTTGTATATAAAATAATTTAGGAGAACTTTGTTCGTTAAAATATATAAAAAAATATCTCCATATAATATATAGTATGGATATACTAAAAGCTTTCTCGTTATGTGACGAACATTACCCTATAAATATTCAAGGGACAATTGAAAACCCACTTTTTCAAGCAAAACAAATAGGTATCTTATTAGGAATGACAAATATAAACAAAGTTATATCTAATTACGATAACAATTTAAAGGTTATAACCGAAAGTGCTTCCCTTGGAGGAATTCAAAAAACAGCTTTTTTGACTGAAGCTGGATTATATAGATTAATTGCCCGTTCAAATAAACCAATCGCAGAAAAATTTCAATTATGGATGATACAAGTATTAAAAGAAATCCGTTTAACAGGAGAATACAAATTAAAACAACAATTAGAAATTGATTCAAAATTAATTTATGAAAAAGCAAAACGAGAAATTCATAATAAAATATTACAATTATACCATAATAAAAATGTTGTTTATATTTGTAAATTAAAGGATGATAATGATGATAAATTCATTATTAAAATTGGTTCAACACAAAATATTAAAGAACGAATGGCAAATATATCAAATACTTATGGTGTTGTTCCAATATTATTAGATGTTTTTGAAACGCAACATTATATTAAATTAGAAAAAATAATACATTCAAATGAAAGTGTAAAAAGTTTATATTATTCTATTACAAAATTAGACGGTATAATCGCAAGAGAAACTTTTGTTGTAAATCAAGAACAATATAAAAATATTATAACTTTAATAAACCAAGAAATAACTAACTTGAACAATAATGATATGAATAGTAAAGAAATGTTAGAACTCCAAATAAAATTAAATGAAACAGCAATCAAAAAATGTCAAGAAGAAACCAAAAAATATGAAATAGAAACAATATTGTTAGAAAAAAAAACAGAATTAAAACAACAAACTACAGAAAAAACTGAAACAAATGAAAACAATATATCTCCAGAAGCACAAGAATTAGAAAATGAAGAAAACAACGCAGAAGTAATTGAATGTAATTTCGTAAAACGTCGATTTAATAGTCGTTCCCCAAAAGTATTTCAATACAATAAAGACACATTAGAGTTAATAAATATATATGATAGCGTTATTGACGTTACACGAAATATAAAAGGGTCTTCGCATAATGGTTTAAGACATGCGTCAAAAGCAAATACAATATATAAAAATTGTCGATGGGTTTTACAAGATAGAGATATAGTTGAAACTCCTATACCAATGTCTACTGTAATATCAAGCAATAAATCAATAGAATATATTGCAATGATTGATATAAAAAAAACAAAGATAATGGAAGTATTTGCGTCCCAGCGAGATGCTGCCGCATCGCGTAACCTGGCTGGATTTTCTACCATATCACGAGCAATCAAACAAGGTTCAATATCATCTGGACATTATTGGAATTTTTTTGATAAATGTTCTCAAGAAATGCAAGACGAATTTTTATCAAAAAATTCATTACCTGAAAGATATGTAAAAAATAACAGCAAATATGTTTTACAAATTGATCCAATTACAAATAAAGAAATCAAAAGTTACAAGTCAATTACAGATGTAACACTTAAATTTCAATTATCACATACTACACTTAAAAAAGTATCTGATAGCAATGAAATACACAAAGGATACAAATGGAAAATTATAACATCCGAATAAAAATATGGTTTTATTAAATCATATTTTTTTAATGATAAAATTTGTATTATTTTCTTTTTTGAGATTTATTCTTATTTTTCAAAGATTTTCTTTTCCCAACTGTTTTCTTTCTATAAACGCGACGGCTTCGACCACCCCAACCATAATTGTTCTTATTTTGGAAACTGCGTAGCCAATTTTGATATATAGTTAATTTTTGTTGTTGATTAGGCATTTTATTTAATTCTGCCAGAATTAATAACCTATCATTCAACATAGAAATATTTTGTTCTAATTGTAAAATGTTTTTATCTAATACACGAATTTCGCCTAAAATTGGACTATCGTTATTCCAAATATTATCCAATTGCGCAGCATCATAAAATCCAAGAGAACCAATCGCCATATCTACATTATGACGATGCGCATTTTGTAATTCATTACGTTTATTAATAGCAATTTGAAGTTGATTATTATTATCTTCAAGTTGTTTTGTAGTATTTTGTAAATCAGTTTGAAATTGTTTTTCAAGCGTTCTATAATCCATAATAATATATGAACTTAATATATATTATTATATGAAATTATTTTTATCCATATTACTTTTTTTAACGTATTTAATCAAAATAAATTCGGAAACAGAATGTCCAAATGTAAATTCAATTGGTGATAGAAGACAAAATAAAAATTCTTTACGACTTGTACAATATAATATTGAATGGTTATTTATAAATTACTATTCTAATAGTGATTGCCCAGGAGAAGGTTGTTCTTGGCATACAGTAGATGACGCAAATACGCATCTAAATTATGTTTCGGATGTAGTTAATTACTTACAACCCGACATTATTAATTTTTGCGAAATTGAAGGTTGTGATGAATTGAATATGTTAAAAGAAAAATTAGACAATAGTTATAATCCATATTTGAAGAAAGGAACAGACACAGGAACTGGACAAAATGTTGGTATGCTAACACGTATCGACCCTCTAATAAATCTATATCGAAGTGATGAAAAAATAGCATATCCGATTTCAGGAAGCAAATGTGGTTCTACAAGTGTATCTGGAACTACTGGAGTATCTAAGCACTATATAACAGAATTTAGTTTTGCTGAATTTAATATATCCTTTATTAGTGCCCATTTAATCGCAATCCCAACCGAACCTGCCAGATGTGTTCAACGAGAAGGACAAGCACAAATATTACAAAATATAATCTCTTCTTACATAGAAAAAAAATACGAAATAATTGTTATCGGAGATATGAATGATTACGATTCGGAAATATTAGACATAAATTCAAATCAACCAATATCGAGAGTTTTAGATATTTTGAAAGGATTAGATGGAGAGAAAAAAAATACTTATAAATTGAATAATATAGCATATAGGTTTGAACAAGCGGATAGATATACAGAATGGTATAATTCAGATAATAATTGTAACACCACTTCACAAAACGATTATTCAATGATAGACCATATTTTAGTCACTGAAAATATAGATAAACTAATCAAAAACGCATTCATATATCATGGATATAAAGAATATTGTGATAAATGGAATTCAGACCACTACCCAGTAGTTATTGATTTTATGTGGTAAAAATTAAAGATGTATATTAAACACAAATAACACATTACCATATTACGTAATAAATTATTATATTATGTAATATATTGATTACCAATTATGTAGATAATCTTTTATTTTATTCCATCTAACCCATTAAAGCCTTGAATAATAAATTTTTCTAAATAATCTTCTTGGAAAACTTCATAACGGTTCTCATGTTTTTTTGTAAAAATATATGTATCATTCCTCTTTTTAATTGTCCAACCTTGGTCTAAAACATTGGATAAAAACAATAATTTTTGAAATTCTTTTCTTTCCATTTTAATATTTTTGGGAAATTCGAATGGAATATTATGTATAGGTGTTTCTTTATTGGACATATTTTCGTATATATTAGATTTATATACGAAAATAAAGATTTTTACGACTTTCTTGTTTTTTGAATTTTTCTGCGTCTCATAATAGGTTGTAATGTAGTTTTATGTAACTATTTTACAACCGTTGAAAATTCAGTTGGACACCATGTCCTTGTTCATGTATATAATTTTTGTTTTATTTTATAATATAATTCATCATCAATAAATATAAAAACTTTATCATAAAATTTATATACTTTTAAAGAAAAAATGAACCAATCATTGACAAGAAAACCTCCTCCTAAACAATCAAATACAATAGATGAAAAACATACAGAAATGCTGAACCAATTTTATGAAAACGAAAATGAATTAATACCAAAATTGTTAGAGGAGAAAACCCGTCTTAAATCAATGATATCGAATTTAAAAGAACATGAAATTGATACATATATGGATATTCGTGATAAAATACAGAATATTAATTCACAAATAAAAGAATTGAAACAACAAAAAAAGAAATATTTGTTAGATAATTCCAAGTATATTTTCAAATATTTTGAGGAAAAAAAGAAAATATCATCGGGCGATAATAATAAAAATGTAAAGGTTCTCAATTCTTTTTTCAAAATTAAAGCAAATGATGACGAAACGTCCAATTTAAATAGTGATAAGTATTGTCAATCTAAAAAACTTTATCAAAATTATTGGCGTAATGTAAATAACGAAATAATCAATATACAAGATTTTGTAGTTCAATCGGATATATGTGAGCAATGCCGTAAAGGGGAACTTATACCACAAGATGAAGAAGGCATATTGATTTGTAATAACAATGAATGTGGTAAATTTATTACTTATATTATAGATAATTCAAAACC